CGACTTGATCGGATTTCCATCTACTGCACACTCCGAACGCTTCAGGCCAAGAAGTAGGCCGAGATTCAAATAGTTAATAATCTCATATTGTCCGGGAAGTGGAGGCAGCATCTGGTTATTCCGAAGAAGATCATGGATAGTATATTGTCGGTGTCTAGTTTCATCAAATAGAACCGAATTCTCGAAAAGGATAGAATTAATTACAAGATATTTATCCGAGAAATACGTTTTTCCCACGGAGGGTCGCAGGCCGACGGCCAATGCCAACACCTTCCAACGTGAGTATCCATCATCATCAGTCTGGAAAAGACAATCGTCTCCATTCACCAATGCCTGGAGGTAACTGAAACGGTCATGGGGGCACACTGCCGCCCAGATCACGGCCATATTCGCGATACAGAGTATCGGAAAGGAAACCGGTGATCCCATCAATTGACCCCGCATCTGGGGACGGAAGACATTCTCTCCAAATTCATCCACACCATCAGCATACTGGTGCCCTGTGAGGGCACGAACAAACAACTCCCGGTAATCGTCCGGCATATCGGTCACCTCAGCGATCGAATGTGCAATGTGCTCAGAGAGCTCCATCGCCAAGTTGTCAGTTGCAGCCTGATAGTCGCCACTCAACCATTTACACCCATCTTTCAAGTCACCCAGCACCCTGTGCACATAGTAACCGTCAATCGGGGCGGCAATGGCGAATCGCCTGTCTCTGCTCAGTGCCTTCCAAAGCATCTTCTGTACAGGGCCGAGGGCCGTGTACGTGAGCGGGGGGCCTGTCGTAACGATACGGATTTTGAGCGCTTCAGGAAGAGGCACGGGCTTGCACCGCGGTGGCTCCACTAAAGCGTCCGAAACAAGTCGACGCTGGTGACAAATCAGCTGCAGCCGCGCACGGTCACAGAGTACACGCATTGGTGCCTGATCCTCACTACACATCTCCTCGGAATTGAAGTTCGGCGGTTCGACTGCGACGAGCTGAATGTCAGCTGGGTCAAGCAGATGCGAAGTCTCACGTAGGAAGCCAAGGGCCCCCTCTTTCCGGGTAGGTGCACCGAAGTGCCCCGACGTGGACGGCCACGTCGGCATCAATTCATCCCATTCTTCACGACGGAAGAGTTCTTTTACAATACGCCGGGCAAAGGAACCAACATAATCCATAAAATCCTCGTCATCGTTGGTCCTCACCACCGGGGTCGTCATCGTTCTCACAGCAGCCAGACGCGCTTCATCCAGCTGTGCGCTTGTCGGTCGGGGAAGGCCTTTCTTCATCATAAGAAGCGAGTAGAAGAAAGAGGCATTGTTACGTACCTTGCAAAATTGCATAAAGGAATAGTAACCACCACCGGCCAAGAAAGGTGTCGCTCGTACCTTGTAGAGGGCGAGTTGTGAGTCAAGTTCGGGCAATTCATCACCCAGGAACCACGCGAAGGAGGCAGCAGTCTTATACTTCAAATATTTTAG